CAGTCTGTGCCGCCCTCTTTGCCGTTGCGATCAACGGCAAGAGGGAACGACACAACGGATACGCCGCTGTTCGTCTTTTTCAGCTCCAAATCCCGCCCGATGCGTCCCATCAGGCAGATTCGATTCATGCTCATTTCAATTCCTCCTCGCTTTGGTGTTGGTGCAGATAGAGCACATGGCTCTTGCCGATGGCGGCGTTTTGGGCGAGCCATGCGCGCGCCTGCTCGCGGGATAGATGGCTCTCCATCGCGCGGCTCTCATAGCTGAATTCTCCCGCCTCCAGCTTGCGCTTCATGCGCTCCTGTATCTCCTCTTCGCCGTAATTGGCTTCGATCAGATAAAGGTCGTAGTCCTGCGCCACAATGCCGTCCAGCGAGGCGCAGTCCGTCGCATAGAACACGCGCTCGCCGTTTGCAAATTCGATATGCCACGCACAATTCGGAACATCGTGAGGAATGGAATTGTAAGACACACAGACGGGGTAGAGAAGGGAACAGGAGTAGAACAGCACATGGCCTGCCATGCCCTCGTCGGTCACGCGGCGGTCCACGCCGATGCGTCCCATCGGTTCCATGAGCCACGGAGGGACGCACCAGCGCAGCGCAGGGCGCAGGAAGTGCAGGCGCTTGATGGTCTCGGGGTTGAAGTGGTCGCCGTGAACATGCGTCAGCAGGACGAGCCTCAATCCCTTGCAGTATGGTTCGAGTTCCCGAAAGGGAACGCCGCAGTCAATGAGTATTTCATCATTCAGCAGTACGGCGTTCCCCTTGGAGCCGGTCGAAATGACCTTGACCTTACAGATCATTCATGCTCACCTGCTTGGTGGTGCCGGTCTTTCCGTCGTCCGGCGTACCGAGGGCGTCAGCGGGAGCGGGCAGCTCGTCCTTGACCTCGCCTGTGGTCTCGTCCACTTCGACGGTCGGGAGATCAAAATACTGCTCGCGGCTCGCGCGTCCCTCTTTCAGTGAGGTATACACATTACGCAGGCGCACGATGCTCTGCGCCGTGAACGCTTCGGCCTTGCAGCCGATGTACTTTTCAAGGCACTCCATCGGTACGCCGAAGTCATCCTTGAACGCCTGTCCCATCTTGCGTACGCGGTCGATCATGGGTTCATCGCTCTTTCCCATCATCGTCTTGGTACACGCCGCAAGAGCGGCGTCTACCACGTCGCCGGGGATAATGCCAAGAATGCACGCGCGCATACGGCGCGCGCCCTGATTGGCGACCATTTCATAGATGTCGCGCGGGTCGGTGAGGGCAACGCTGCCTTTCTTGGTGTAGCGGATATGCGGCACGGTGAAGATCTTCGTCTGGCGGGTGTTGGTCTCCAAATCCCAGCAGTAGGCCATGACGGTACTCTCGCCGTTCTTCTGCTCCAGCTCGGTAATGCCGAAGTCGAGGTTGCCCCAGTTCTGCGCCATGACCTCGGCGAGACGGATCGAGGGGCCGGTCACGTTCTCGCCGCCGCGCGGGTATTCATAGATCGCGCGCTCGGCAAGGCTCTTGCGCTTGCAGGCGTTGAGAATGCGGTTGTTCGCTTCGATCTCGTCACGGGGAAAACGCTTGGCGACGACCATTGCCGCCTGTACCTCCTGCGCCTGACGGGAGATCATCATTTCGGCGTTCACGCTCTTGGCGCTCACAACTTCGGTGCTGTTGTAGGTCTGCATTTCGTTCATGGTAATATCCTCCTTAAAATAATCATTCGTACTGATAGCCATTGCTGACAAGGAATTGCTTCAAAAGGCGCAGGCGCTCGCGCGTATCGGTCACGCGGAACGACACCGTGAGGCGTTCGACCGCCGCCTGCTCCACGCGCTTCGGGACGACCTGCGGGGCCGCTGCGACGGTATCTCCAGCAGCGCGCGCTGCTGGAGATACCGTGTGGCGTTTCACGGCCTCGCGCTCCTCCTCGGCGCGGCGGTGACGCTCGTTGACAACGGAGATCGCAAGCGAGAGGTCGAGGTTATTTTTGTACTCCACCATGATCTCCGGCGCGTTCTCGCCCATCGTGCCGATGGTTTTCATGTCCTGCGCCACGCCGTCCACCTTTAGCTTGATCTGCTCCATGAGCTTCTTCGGCGTCTTGGCTCTGGCGCTCGCCATATCGACCTTAACGCCGGTCTGCCCGAACGAAAGGAAGTCGATCTCGTTGACCGCGCACAGCTCCCGAAAATAGCCCAGCAGCATTTCCTCGCAGCGGCTCTTGATCTCGCTTTCCGTCGCGTCAATCTTGGCTTTCAGGTCTGCGTCGGCGCGCTTGTACGGGTCGGCAATGCACTCACGGTAGACGGATTCGAAGCTGTCGTACTTCTCCATGATTGCGGCTTTAATGGCCTTGCGCTGGGTCTCGGCATCGGCAAACTCGCGGTTCATTTCGGCGCGAATGTTCTTCACGCTGGTTAAGGTCTCGTCGGTGCAGACAAGGCTCATTGCCTCTGCGACGCGCTGCTCCGTCTGCTCCTTCCGGCTCCTCAAATGCTCCTCGATCACGGGGAGTTGAGTCACTTTCATCAGGGTGTTATCCATCTTCGGTCTCCTCCAATTCTTCAAAATACATTTCCTCTGCGCCGCAGTCCGGGCAGAACTTTTCCGTCACAAGGGCATAGCCGCGCTCACCGTCAAGGTTCTCGCGCCTGTGCAAGACGTCGGGCTCGTCAAAGGTCAGCCCGCACCATTCGCAGCGGTACTTCACATCATCGCCGAGACCGCGATGAGCACCGCCGCCAGCAACAGGCAGATACCGGCAAAAAGCATCGCCTCGTCTGCCTTACGCTGCTCTCTCGTGCGCTTGTCGTGCTTTCTCATCGTCTGCACCCCCTGTCGATAAACGGCAGCAGATCACACAGCACCTTACACACCGCGCACGCACCGATAACGGCAAGCCCCGTCGTAAAGTCGCAGTCGTTGAGCGCGATCACCGCAGCGGCGATGCCGCCGAAAACCAGCGTATCAACCACGCTTTTCAACCTCCTTCTCGTTCGGCACGAGGCCGACAAACTCAAGCCCTCTGCCGCGTGCGTAGATCTCGCCCATGATCGTCCCCAGCTTTACAGGGTCAGGGGGCGTGACCCAAATGATTTTGTACTCTGGCTTTTTTCTCATTGCCTTTTCCTTTCTCTCGTGCTACAATAAGCACGGACACAATATCTTGTGGTGAGATTTGTCCCACCCGCCCCGCTCGATGCTGCAACATTGGGCGGGGCATTTTCTTTGCATTACAAATCGGTTCACAGCGAAACGTCGCAACTCCGCTGCATCACTTCGCTGAACTATTCCTCTGCATATCTATGCGTGTCTCTTCCATTGCGTTGCCTTCCAATGCTGTACAGTTCACATCATTGCTGTTCCGTTGCTTCTCCGGTCCCTGCTACTCGCTACCAATGCTGTGCTACGCTTCGCATCGCAATGCGATCCCATTGCTAATCAAGGGAATTCCATGCCATAGCACATCAGAGCCAGTCGAGGCTACTCCTTTGCTGATTACAGCTATTCTTCGCCATCACATCTCATCGCAAGACTTATCTCCGCATTGCCGTTGCTAGTCAACGCTGTTCCCGGCAAAACCATTCCGTTGCTTTCCGGGGCTAATCCTCGCTGTTCAAGGCCGTGCAAGGCGCGTCCATGCCACTCCGTTGCGTTACTCGATTTCCTCCCAGCGGAATCGGCCTTTTCCACTGTTGCGCCACTGGCCAATGCCGGAGAATCTTCCGTAATCCAGCCAGTCGCGCACAACGTCGATGTGGTCGTCGCACAGGCAGACCACCGTAAACTCGCACGTTGCCCCGGCGGGGATTTCCTCGCTCATTGCAAGGCTGATGCGCTCGCCCTGCGCCGTTTGCGCTCTCAGCGGGCGCTGGCACTCCTTGATCTCGCCGTCAAAAAGAATTGGAATGGTGCGCGGCTCGGGGAAAATCAGCTTGTCGATTTCCTTTTTGTAAGCCTTGATTTTGCTGCTGGACGAACCCTTGACCTTGCGGAGGCCGCCGCAGGTGTCCTTGAAAAAGCCCTTGATCTGATAGTCGTACAAAAACGGCGTGCCGTCATCCAGTCGCGGGAAAATGGTCATGGACTTCTCGGCAACCGCATCCGCTCCCAGTGCGGCGACCTCGTCCTCCACGCTCGCCGCATCCGGCGCGTGACTGCCGATAAACTCGCGGTAGATATCAGGGTTTGCGGGGCTGGTACCGAGAATAGGCTCGATAAACGTTAATTTAACTTTGAGTTCTTTCATCTTTCATTTCCTCCTGTTGTTTGTTAGTTCTCTTCGCTTGCTCTTTCATTCGATCGGTTCCAATTCGAAAATGCTTTCAGGATAAAAGCTCCAACTACCAAATCGGGATTTGCTGCACTGTGCGTCATAAAGCCACTCATTCAGCTCGATTTTCTTGGAAGTCAGCGCCGCATCTTCCACGGCGTTTTCCGCTTCGTGCATTTCGATGTATGCCTTCTGGCGGTTAAAGTTATTGATGGACTGCGGCGTTTCGAGCACGCCCACAAGGATAACCACTACCGCCGTGACTATGGCAATGATAGAGATTGCTTCTACTGCCAACAGGCACAAAAAGAAATCTATCTTTCCCTCAAGCCAATGTGAAACGCAGATGCCGATGATTCCGACAACGATTACGATAACCCAGTTCATGCGCCCTCCTTGCCCGCCCTTGCGGTCTGCGCGGCTTCCGATGCCGATCTGATTTCCGTTTCGGTCACGCCGTACATTCTGGTCAACGGTCTAATGTACTTGCTTGCGATACCATTCACACCGCGTTCCCAATTCGACACCGCGGAAACTCTTACACGGAGTTTCTTTGCTACGTCTTCCTGACGCAAACCGGCATTTTCTCGAATTCCCTTTAATTCCAAGCGTTCTCCCCTCCTTATAAAGTTCAGAACTTTATATTGACAAACGCAACCAACACCGCTATTATGTAAGTGTCAGCCAACAAAATATCGGTTATAAGTCCGCAAAAACGGAAAATCCGTTGGGGGCTTGGTTTTTTGTTGCCTTAATTAAGTTCTGTAAGGCTATTATAGCCGATGTTTCATCGGCTGTCAATCGGTTATCCGGTGAAACATCGGATTTTACGCTTTGCACAATTTTTCCTTTCTCCTTTGTGAGGGTTTGTCAATGGCACTATTTGATAAGCAAATAAAAAAATACGTCGAAGAAAACTTTTCTGAAAAAGAAAAAGCCCTCGCAGAAACCGAGCGCTCTGTCCAGCGGCATTTTGCTAAAAGCCGCGAATATAGAATTATGCTGCAAGATTATCAGAAGGAATTGCGTGAGCGTGATAGAGCCCTTTCTGAAAAAGAAGCCAAACTATCTAAACGCAAAGAGGATTTGGACGAATTCGAATCCACATTAAAGGCGCGAGTAAAAGAAGATGTTGTGCGAGAGGCCAAAGAAGAAAAAGCTACGTTAAAAGCGGATTCTATAAAGCTGCAAGAGGAAATAAAATCCTTATCGGCGAAAAAAGCCGGCCTTATGGCTGCGGAATACAAAATTATAGACTGGGTCTCTCGGATGGAGAAAAAAGAAAGCGAAGTATTCGACGAAATACTTGCCGACGCAAACAAATTCCAAAAGTTCAAACTGTCTATTGATGGGTATGAGTTTGAAAGCTACGTTGCCGATCTGCTTATAAAAAACGGCTATGAGAAGGTCGAGGTAACAAAAAAGTCGCAGGATTTCGGAGCAGATATTCTTGCCGAGAAAACAGATGTGCGATATGCGTTTCAATGCAAATACTACTCAGGACAAGTTGGAATTGAAGCGGTGCAGCAAATTTACGCAGCAAAAGAGCATTACGATTCTCATGTTGCAGTTGTCGTTACAAACAGCGTGTATACAAAAGCCGCTAAGATTTTGGCAGAAGAATTAAACGTAGTCCTGTGGGACTGCGAAGACCTCACGGTTTTGTCACAAAACAAGGATATGTAATTATGCCTAAGAAATTAGATAGTGTAAGCCTTAACACAAGCTGCGTAAATTTAATTGTAAATTACTGTGAAAAAGCGGATATAAGCGAAGCGGCGTTTTCGAGAAAATTCAAGAAAAATAACGGTTGGGTAACTGACTTACGCAGAAGCAAAAATTTGAATTTGCCGTCAAAAGAACTTGCTGTGCAAATGTGCTTGACGCTCAACGTCTCCCCCGATGACATCCTCTTGCACGAGGGGAAGACCCCGGAAGAAACCGCCAAGTGCTTAGAGGATATCGAGACGGTGCGGAAACTGGTCGAGGCCGAGCGGATAAAAGAAAGCGCCCCCGATTCGAAGACCGAGGGCGAGGACGCGCAGCTTGCGCAGCTTATTGCCGGGTTTAATCGGTTGTCTCCGCAGCAGAAGAGCGCGGTGCTTGCTGTGATAGAAGGTTATCAACCATCGCAAGAATAACATTTTTTTGCTCTGGCGTCAGGTTGACAAAAAGTTCTGCTGCTTTTCTCGTTTGCTCGTCCATAATTATGTCCCTCCAAATATTTTTGCAACGGGGCTATATGTCGATTGTTGCACATAGCGGTGCAAGCATCAATATCTCGAAGTAAAGGCACTGCCGCCCTCTGCAACAAACGGCAGTGCCTTTTTGCAGCCAGCGGGAAGCGGTCGCCGCTGCTTGTTTTGACCATACTCCGCTTTACCTTACCACTTCAATACCAAGACTTTGCAACATGGCGGAATTCGACCGCGTTCGACAGGCCCACTTTTGGCAAACTTATTGCTCGAAAACTGAAGAAATTAAGGTGATGTAAATGAACATTCAAGAAGTGTGCAGAATCCGCAAAGAAGAACTGAAACTAACGTATCAGGACATTTCTGACGCTTCCGGCGTTCCGCTGTCCACCGTCCAGAACTATTTTTCTAAATTGTCGAAAGCTCCATCTTTTTATACCGTCGTTGCAATCTGTAAATCTCTTGGCATTTCGATCGATAAGACGTGCGAAATCATAGAACACTTGACGCCGACCGAGGAAACTTTGCAAGCACGGAATGATGAGTTGGAACGTCACGTTGACGCAAAGGCCGATACCATAGAGATCATGCGGCGCGGTGTACGCATCCGCAACGGCGTGATTGCTATAATGTTTGTCATTATCGTTCTGCTGGCTGCATGGTGCTTGTACATTGATTGGAGGGGGATTTGATGATAGCGGCATTGATGAGAGTGGCTTTGATAAGAGTGGCTTTGTATATCCGCGTCTCGAGCGAGGAACAGGCGCGGCATGGCCTGTCCCTGCAAGAGCAGCGGGACGCGCTGATGAGATATGCCAAAGCAAATAAAATGACCGTGGTGGGCATATATGAGGACGCGGGCATATCCGCGCGGAAGCCGTATAAAAAGCGTCCTGAGCTCCTGCGGCTGCTGGATGATTGCGAGGCGGGGAAGATAGACATGATCCTGTTTATCAAACTCGACCGATGGTTTCGTAACGTCGCCGGGTACTACGACGTGCAGACGCAGCTTGACAAATACGGTGTGACATGGCAAGCGACGGAAGAAGACTATGAGACGCGCACTGCGTCCGGACGCTTGAAAGTCAATATCATGCTTTCCGTCGCGCAGGACGAGGCTGACCGCACGAGCGAGCGGATCAAATTCATCAACGACGGCAAGCGTGCAAAGGGGCAACCGGCAGGGTCTAAAGCTCCTTTAGGGTATGTCATCAAGGACAGGCAATACCAGATTGATAACGATACAGCAGATGCTGCGCGAGATATGTTCGCGGCGTATATTAGACTGCAAAGCGTGCTGGGCGTAAAGCGCTATATGCTCGAGACATGGGGCATTGACCGGGCATATAACAAGTATGTCAACTACTTCCACAACCGGCTTTATATCGGTGAGGTGTACGGCATCGAGAACGCTTGCCCCGCCTTGATAAGCAAGCAGGATTTTGACATTGTAAATGACATTCTGCGCCAGCGGTCGCAGCGCTGCGCGGGAGTTGAGACAGATCGCGTTTATCTGTTCTCCGGCTTGTTGCATTGCAAAGAGTGCGGGAAAACGATGCAGTCGGAAACGGCAAAGCAGATTTATACCTACTACCGTTGCCGGACGCGAATGCTTGACAACTCCGCGTGTCAGCACAAAAAGAGGATTCGAGAAGACGCGCTGGAAGATTACTTATTGCATGAGCTTGAGGGGATTGCCGAGCGAAACAATCGCTATTACAAAAAGGCAGAAAAAAAGCCCACGCAAAGCGCGGACGCGATACGAAAGAAAATGGATAAGCTGAAAACGCTTTATCTTAACGACTTGATCGAGTTGGACGAATACAAGAAAGAGTATACTGCTTTGAAGAAATCCCTTGAAGCGGTAGAGGAAAAGCCGAAAACAAACCTTGATGCGCTTCGAAATGGACTTGCTGAATATGGCACTTACTCACGGGAAGAGAAAAAGGAATTCTGGACGCGCTTTATCCGGAGAATTGACACAGATGACGACGGCGCGTTTTTTGTAACGCCGCGTTAGGCATATTTGACCTTCGTGTTCCAAAAGGTAAATTATGCCCAAAAGAATCCCCCGCCTTACGACGGGGGTGTTCTCATTTTTCGAGTTTCCGCATGACGCTATTATAGACGCGCTCGTTTACAATTTTCAAACTGTCCATCAGCTCATCAATGATCTCCCACGCCTTGTCCGGTGGTACATCAGCCACCGCCCGCAGGAAGTCGCTATCGCCATACACTTTGGCAGGGGCGGCAGAGTACATCATCGGTTCTGGCACGTTCGGTTCAGGTGTGTGTTGATCTCTAAGCGCATACAGTACCGCCAGCTTTTCATAGTTCGACCAGCTCGATTCTTCGGTTTCAAGCCGTGCTATCCAGCGATTGATCTCGGTCTCGTCCAACACGGGGATTCACCCCCCCTTAGCCCTCGATCGTGTCCATGCAGCGCTGGATTGCTCTGCGGATGCTGTCATCGTCCGCATCGTCAAGCATCTCCTGCAACTGATGCTTCATCTTATCCATTGCCCCGTCACGGGAGTAATGTCCACGGACGTAGTGCGTGCTGCGTCTGCTTCTGCCGCGCATGTCGTACTCGTCGCGGCGGCTGGAATAGCCGTCCTCTTCAAGCGTTTCGATCTTGTCGATATTCTTGATGGTATCGGTCAGCTTATGCACGATGTCAAGGTCGCCCGCGCCAAGCTCGCCCTTGCGGGTGATCTCGTCAAGTTCCTTGCAGAGCATATCACGCAGGTCATACATAGATTTCATACCCATTGTTCATTCTCCTTTCTCAGCTCACGCGGTCGATTGTCAGGTTACTATTGGCAAAGCTGACCGCCTCCGCGCTGGTGTTCTTCGCTGCCACCGTCACGCAGCAGCCGCGCGGCACTTCCACGATGGCGCTGACATAGACGTTAAAGTAGTTTTCTACCGCAGCGGGCGTGACGGTCGCCGCGGCGCTGTTGAGCGCTTCGCCGTTGACTGCGAGCGCCGTGGTGATAGCGCCTACCGTGCCGCCGGTGGGAACGGCAATATTCGCGCCAAAGCTGACCTTAAAGCGAGCCTTGCACTGCTGCGTCAAACCGCGCAGGGTGACAAGGCCGCTGCCCTCGCGGTGGACAATGCAGGGCTTGCCGCAAGCCGCCGTTGCAATCAGCGGCACATTCTGCCCAGCAGGAATGGTAACAATGCCAGCGGTAACGTATTCAGCCATTTTTCTTCTCCTCCTTTTTCCAAGTAGTTGCCGCAAAAGGGGGAATGAAGCCGGATGCAAGTACATCTGTATAGCTTGGCTTGAAGAGAGCGTCCGCCTTATGCAGCAGATCGGCATAGTTTGTGAGTTCGAACATGCTCATTTCGGACTTATCCATAGCGGCAAGATGGTCTACAAATTCTTGTTTCAGCTCGTCAATCGTTTTCATGAGTTCAGTCCTTTCTAAAGGGGTCGATTTCGACCCGGTTAAAATACAGCGGCGGAGCTATTGCCCCGCCGCGTTGTTGTAGTATCGGCACGGGGCCGACCATTTTGTTGACGTCAACAAAATCATCAACAAAAAGCTATGCTATGCAGTTGTCAGCAGCCGCAACCGTTGCAGCTGTACTGATTGCCACATCCAGTGTACTGGTACGGAGCAGGGACGCTGAACGAAGGAACGGGACGCGGATTGTAATACGCGAACTGTGCGCTAACATAGTTGCGCATATCAAGCGTCTGAGCAGACTGAGAGGCCGCGAGGTCAGCGGCAAAAAGACGCTGGTTCTGCTCGGCAATCTTGGCGTCCTTTGCCGCGATCTCCTGGGCGGTAAGGCGCTGCTCAATGCTGCGGAAACCGCAGTTCATGGCATCAATGATGTCACGGGTGTTCCCCTGAATCAGGTTGCGGGTCTCGCTCCCCTGTGTGGCGAGGTTGTAGTTGATCCCCTGAATCGCTTCGCGAAGATCGCAGCAGCAGCCGGCCATTTGTGACTGCAGGGCGCTAAACTGCTGCATAAACGCCATCTGCTGGTTACACCGGGCAACTTCCGCCTGTGAGAACCCGCTGGTCACGGTCTGCGTCACCCCGGCAAAGCCGTTGAGCATCCCGGTATTCATGGCGTAAAAGCCATCACAGATGCCTTGCTGGGTAATATCGCTCTTGCGCTCAATCGTGGACGCCGCGCTGTCAATCTGGCGCTGGAGAGTAGCAAAATCGCTGGCGAGGACGTAATTGTCCATAGCGCCACCGCCACCTCCCCAACCGTTATTGCCCCAGCCTCCGCACACGGCAAAGATCAGGAACAACACAATGAGCCAAACACCGCTGTCACCGCCCCAGCCGAAACCGCCACCGCTGTTGGTAGGCGCAACCGGCATAGTCATCATGGGAGCACCGTCGGAAAGAGACATAAAATCACTCCTTAAAAAAATTTATCAAATCGTGGCCACGATGTTGATTTGTGTTGATAATTACTGCATCAGGCTTTGAAACTGCTTCGCCATCTGCTGTAGCTGGTTGAGCTGCGCCTGCGAGAGTTTGCCGCTTTGCAAGAGCTTTTCGACCTCCGCTTTGGGGTCACCATGAAAATTTGCCTTGAATTGCTGGAACTGCTGCATCATCTGCATGAAGCCGTTCCCGCCGCCGAGCGCACCAAAAAAGGGATTATTCATCGTCATCGTCCTCCTTGCGCTTCTTTTTGCCCTTCAATTCGCCCACAAGTGCCGCCAGCGCGTCGAACTCCTTGCGGGTGACAAATTCCACGCCCGTTTCCTGCGGCGCTGTACGGGGCGTTTCTGCGCGTTCTACGAGGTCGTAAATCTTGAGCGTTGGCTTGCCGCTTGCGTCTGCTTGCTTGAGGTACACAGTCGGAGCGGTGGAATCCCACAACGCCACGGCGGAGTTGGGCGCGATCAGGTAGCCTCTTGCCTCCTGCTCGCCGCTTACCCACTGCACGCCGCCCTGCGCGATGGGGTTCTGTTGCACTGGCTGCTGCATGGGCTGCATCTGTGGCTGCTGCATCTGCCGCATCTGCATGAGGTTGTCCGGTATTGGCTGCGGATAATAGGGATTGAAATAGGGATATGCCATGTTCATTCCTCCGTTTCTTTTGCCCAGTAATAAAGCGGGATCTCGTTCTCGCTGTTCCAACTATCGTAAATCACACCATCTTGCACGCAGACCACATGTCCTGAGAGCGCGAGAATATACGTCCCGCGCGGGTGCTCGTCGGCAAACCTACCGACCGTGTAGCAATCGGGGCAAGTATCCGGCATGATATAGCGCCGATACCCAAGTGATCGCAGATATGCGCCCCAACAGGCGTTTGCATTGGGGAGATCGCCGTCTAAGTATCCTCGTATGCACAGCGACAAATAGACCTCGCCCCAGTCCTTCCCGGTCGCCTTGCAGATCGCACGCACGGTGCAATCGGACACATTACGCCCAGTGGGATTTGGATTGAAATAGCTATACATGAAATAGCTCCGCGAAATAGACGTAAGTGCGCAGCTCGTCAGGGTCAGGAAACAGTGCCAAAATATCCATCGCCATTTGCTCGGTAAACCCACAAGCTAAAAGCCGTTCGTACATTTCGCGCACCTCCTTTATTATCTATATGGTATCAAAAAACGGGCGCTCAAAAGCGCCCGTAAAATGCCCGTATTCTGCCGCGAAAATATTTTCAAAAACTTCGATTTTGTGCTTGACATATTATACCATATATGGTATATTTATATCAACAAGAGGGGCGCAGCCCAGGAGGTAAATGAAATGAACGATATCCAGATGATTATGGCCATGGCAAACGGCGAGATCCCAACCGGTTCTGAAACGATTGCAGAAAAGACGTTCACGACGAACGACGGAGAGTATTCCGCCACCGCATCCATCAGCGTCCTGCACGAAGTTTTTGAAGACGGGCACCTGGGTGAGATCGTAAACGGTGGTTGCGATGTTACCACCAGCGGCGGTGTTGTGTACGCCGCGCAGACTTACTACGAAGCCATTAAGATGGCAGAGGAACTTGTGACTCATTGGAACGACGGTGACTACAACTGGGAGCCTAAAAAGGCTCAGTGGTAAAGGAGGATTCGGCATGACGATCAAGGAATATCGCGAAGAGCTTGGCATGACGCAGGCGCAACTCGCCGCTGCGCTGGGCGTCGCTCAGAACCACATTTCCCGCTGGGAGCGCGGCACCGTGAATCCGAGCGCGGACACCTTGCGAAAGATGGCGGATATCTTCTCCTGCCGCATGGACGATATCACGCCCGCGGTCAAAAAGCTCAAGGCAAAGGATATTTTCACCCGCGAGGCCTACGATGGACTAACTGCCGATCAGCGCCGCAGAGAGTTGAAGGTCCAGCAGGCGTGCGAATACAGCGGATGGCGCGGGTACCCAACGACCATGCACTTGCTGGTGGAACGTATCCCAGCGGAGTGGTGGGATATGTACAGTGCACAGCAGATCGGCGAAACGATGGCGCTGCTCAAAGCTGCTTATGATGACGGCGTAGCCTTTGGGCGCGAGCACCCGGAAATGCAAGGTTGACATTTGCAACCCGGCGTGGTACATTGATGATGTCGAGTATGAGAGGCGCTCATACTCGGAGTGGCACGATCCTGCCGCCGTGGATTGAAATATGTTAAAAAGCAATTACAAAGCGGAAAAAGCACCGACGATTAGTCGGTGCTTTTCTCTTGCCCATCTGCAATTTTTGTATACGCTCTCCGCCTGATTTTTGCCAATCCGTCAACGCTGACGTGCAACATGTCCGCGACCTGTACGCAGCTTTTCCGCCGAACGTCGCACTCAATGATGCACGCCGCCTTGTCCTGCGGCAGTTTGAAGGATAAAACATACGCTACAGCTCGCTTTGGAGCCATAGAGGATAGTTGCGCGCGGATACGCTTATGCTGACTGTTCATGCCCGTGTAAGGCTTGCAGAGGCGCTTGCGCGTGGGCTTTCGCCGCCCGCTCCTTTCTGTGCCCAAATCGGACACCGTTATTTTGTCGCTCTCTGGATCATCGTCACGACTTCTTGCCGCGTGATAAATCTCTGCGGCGCGCTGCCGTCCGTGATGCCCGCAGCTTTTGCCGCCGCCCAGTCTTTCGCCGCCCACGAAGAGACGGGCTTGGTGCCAAGCTGCGCCAAATAGCTGTCCATCATCTTGTTAAACGTTGCCTGATCCATGTACTCCTCCATTTCCAGCGGATACTTGCCCGCCAAAATCATGCTCCCTGTGTATCGCCTATGGTTGTCCCACTGGAAATGCGGCTTGTCGGGGAATTTTTTCCAGTCGCCGCCCCACGAAAAGCCGACCTGCTTGCCAATCTGCCCGCAGCGGGCAAAGAACGACGCATCGTCGTACTCATGCCCCTTGACGTTTTTGCAGATGTCGAACGCCAGTCCCGCCTTGACGCTGTGGAACGTCGGGCGCGTCGCGGTCTTTGCCGCGTAGCCGTTCGCGGCAAGATAGCGCTGGTACTCGTCATCCCTGACTGTCTCCGTCACGAGCACCGGAAGCCCCGCCTCCTTGCAGAGATCGAGGAAGATGACGCAGTTTGCCCGCACGTCCGCCCGCAGGTCGGCAATGTCACGGCTGTGATACATTGTCGTCACCCTTGCTGTCGATCACGTCCTGCGTCTTTTGGCTCTGCGTGCCGAAATAGAACGCGATGATGACCGCGTAAATGGTCATAAAGTCCTGCGAGATGTTGCCCGTGACGGCCATGTATGCAAATACTCCCGTCAGCACCAGCGTCACGATGCTCTTGACGCTCATCAGGTTCGCCAGTCTCTTGTGAATCAGTTCCATATTATTCGTCCTTTCCCTTAATTTTAATTCCTGCCAGCATGCCGAGTTCCGCCGTCCACGCGGCGAACCACGCGACGGTCAGGCTGTCCGGCACTACCTTGTCATGCGCAGTCAATACGAGCACCGCAACGCAGTACCAGAAGAGGTTGAGCACTGCCGCGATGACGTACTTATCCCGCTTTCTCAGCTTCTTCATAAGGCTACCCCCGACAGCAGCCACGCGATAAACGCGCCTGCCAGTGCCGCGAGAGCCTTGTCGACCAGCCCGTCCCAGCGCTTCCCCGCCTTGCCCGTGATGGTCTTCACGTCCTCCTTGATTTCCTTGACGTCGCCCTCCACGGTCTCTTGTTTTGTGGCCAAGACCTCGACCGACGTCACCAGCCTGTCCAGCGCCACCTGATGTTCTGTGAGTTCGTTGATTCGGTGCGTGTTGCTCTTGCATCGGCTTTCGATCAGCGCGATCTCTGCGTCATCGTAGTGCTTTGCATTATCCATATCCCGCTCCCTTTCTGCGGCGTATTACACCGCCTTGAAATAGTTCCCTACCAACTCGTGTGGCAGATACTGCAAGACGATCTTCCCGCCCGCGGCCTCGCCGGTACGCTCGCACAGGTATAGCTTAGTGTCTTCGGGGTCTTTGTAATAAAGACCATACTCGTACTCCATGCCGCGAGCGGCCGGAATCGGGTCATCTTGAGTACCCGCGTGGTCGACGTTGATGATCGTCCACATGGCAGGGGTGGAATGCGGCGGCCAGTTCTCTTGCGTGGTGTGGCCCTGACCTTTGTTGACGCGGTAGACGTGCAGCACGCCGCTTTCGTCCGTATCACTGCGGCGGTCGCCGGGCTTGACGGTCTCGCCGATGTGATCCGCCCAGCGCGGGAACAGCTCGGGCGACTTCGCCGCCTCGCCGTCAGAGAGCGACGCGCTGGCCTGTTCGATCATCGGTCGCAGCCTTGCCGCGCGCTGCGGCGTGATGCTCTGACCGACCAGCGCCGTTACGGTCGCCGCCGAAAGCTCGGATTCCGTGGGCTTGCCCATCTTGATAGATACGGTGCCGTCGCGGTGGTCCACGATCTCGCCCGCGAGGCTGTACGCACTCATGTCCTCTTCGGTCACGACCTCTTCGGTCTGACCAGTTGGATTGCCGTCATTGTCGAGCTTGTCCTTCGTCTCGCGGAAGACGTTGCTCCACGGCGTGTTAGACGAAAGCAGCTTCTTGATCTCTTCGTAGGTCTTTGCAAGGTAGATCGTCTGCGAGCTGCGACCATCCCAGTCGGCGTCCTGATATCTGTTGATGACGGTAGCAGGGATTTCCTGACCGTTTACTTTGATAAACTGAGCCATAATGAACTCCTTCCTGATGGTAAGTTTGATAAAATGCGCTGAAATAAAGAGTTTTAGTTTCGATGCCAGCCGCAACCATCATATTCGGATTGAAAATCATGTTACCCGCTTCTGAGGGGTTAAGTGACAATAACATCCTCGGCGGGCATAACAAAATAATACCGGGTTAATGTACCAGCACGGGTCGAAATATCCGATGCCTCTATACTCAGTGATCGTGTGTTCAGGTAGCTAACATCTAATATCGGGACAGAGTTTCCACTTACTGCTCCTTTGACGTCCGGGGCCCTCGATGTGTCTTTAGCAATTACGAATTCGCCCGCCGCAGCTTCGTTCGGGAAACCGCAGCCTCGGTTGTCTGTTATTTTATACTTCTGCGCTCCGCCCTGTGCACCGTAAATTTCTTCGTTATAGATCATGTTTCTACCTCACGACAAAAAGTTCAGATTTGTAATGGTCACGTAAATGTCCACCGCAGAAGTCGGTATCTTATTGCACTGGAACGTCAAGCTGTTCGCTGCCTGTTTGATGCACTTGATACCGTAGGTCTTCCAAGCGTTATCATAGCTCGTATCGACGGGGCGGGGGTGGATATCCTGCTTGGTCACATCAGCCAGAACGCCGGTACACGTGACGGTCTGCTGCTTGGTGCTGCTATTCCAGCCAGCCACCGTCAACGTTACCTTGCGTGCGACGGGAGGTGTCGCGTAGTCGCTACCGCGCGTCGCTGCCACGATGCCGCCGCTGCCGTTGCCCTTGAGAATGTTGGTCGTGGATGGAACTGTTGGAACACTGACCGTGACCGCGCCCGTCTTACCATTGACCGACGTGACAGGATACGGTGGCGGATTGTTCTTACTGTACTGCTTGACGTTGTCCACATTGCCGAGGCCTACATCTCCCTTTGCAAGGCTCACCGCGCCTGTCTTACTGTTGACGCTTGTAACCGGCGCACTCTGCAAGGCACTGTCAGCCTTGCCCAAACTCGCCTGCACGTCGCTTGCAAGGTCGGATTTTGCCACCGTGGACTTAAAAGCCAGAGTGCCGAGGTCGGCGAACCACTTCGCGATTTTGCCAAACAGCACGGAGAGCTTCTCGCCCGTCGCAATGTTCGAGCGGGTAGTCGCCGCCGTGAACGCCGCCGTGACGTTGCTGCCGTCGCCGGTCTTGTCCAGCTTGCCGGAGACGTCCGGCGTGGGAATTTTCCCAATGGCGTCATCAACGTACTTGTAAATGTCCGTCCGCTTGCCCTGCGGGTCGTACACGCTTGCGAGCATATCGCCAGCGCCTTGCCCGTTCGCACCGTTATAGACCTCGAAGTCAAACGTCGTGCCGTCCGTCAGTGTGATGGTATAGACGTCGCTCGTGCCGGGGGCGTGGTTGCCGCTCTTGAGAGCGATGCCGGAAATGCCGTTACCGGTTGCACCCTTCGGGCCGGGAGCGCCAGTGCCGCCGCGCGGCAAGCCAAAGACCAGCTTGTAAACATTGTCCACGAGGGATTTGCTCACCGTCGCAGGCTTGCCCGTCTCAAGCGTCACCGCCTCGACGATCATGTTGACGATGGCGTCGCGCGCCGCCTGCGCGTCGGTCTTTGCGGTCTCCGCCGCAGACTTGGCAGATGCCGCGTCTTCGGCGCTCTGAGCGGCCTGTGTGGCTTTCTGCCCCGCAGCGGTCGAACTACCCGCCGCAGCGTCTTTTGCGCTCTCTGCGGCTTTCTGTGCCGATTCCGCCGCCGTCTTAGCGGTCTGTGCGCCGGTCTGCGCACTCTCCGCCACTTTCTGCGCATTGGCGGCGGCGGTCTGTGCATCCTTTGCCGCCGTCTCCGACTTTGCCGCATTGGTTGCCGCCGTCTGCGCGGCCTGCACCTTCTCGTCAACGCCGGTCGCAGATGCAGCAGCAGCAGCCGCAGAAGATGCCGCCGCTTTTGCGGAAGTGTCAGCCGCCGCAACCTTGTCGTCGATGCCCTGTGCAGCGCCCGCGGCCTTTTCAGCCGATGCAGCCGCCGCATCAGCCGATGCCTTGGCGCTGTCAGCGTATTCCTTTACGCCCTGCACCTCTGCCGCGACGGAATCCTTGGCATACTGCACGACCTGACTGCCTTTCAGCTTTTTCGCCTCGCCGCTCTGCTCAAGCACAAACAGGTCTTCGTTGGTAATCTGTAACGCTTGCGTGAGGTCAGAAATTGCTTTATCAACAATTGCTTTATCAGCCATCAGTTACCTCGCTTTCATTCTTGAGCTTCGGTTTGCACTCTTTAGTGGGTGGCTCTGCGGGGACGTGCGCCGCCTGTTGGTCAAGTCGCTCGAGGATCGCATATGCCTGCCGCAGCTCTCCCTTGACCTTTGCCATCTTCTCCGCGTCGTTCGCGGAGATCATCACCAAGGACAGCGTATTAAATGCGCTGTCAAGGATCTGCATTGCCTGCTTTTTCATAGTGCCTCCTTATCCCGACTCCCACCAAGAGTCGGTGTAGATTTCTGCGTTGTAGGGTCTCCACGTGTCCGTGTAGATGTATGGCGTATACGCTCGCCACATATCCGTGTAGATGTACACAGCGCCGCCCGTAGTGCCGCCGCCCTCTGTGGTAAACGATCCGCTGTCGGAATAGCTGGTCTCCACCCATTGATTGAGGTTGGTGTCCCAATAGCAGAGCACTGCCTCCCAATCGTAGGTTTTGCCGGGAGTAAGTCCGTCGAACGAATCCGTAAACGTGTTGTTCGCGCCGGAATCCTCGTTCGAAGTCAAGTAATACCCGTACCCCAGAATGCCGGTCACGTAGATTGCACGTGCTCGGTCGTGGTAGCTGTCTCCGTAAAACGTGCCGTTGAGAACGGCTGTCGTCGACCCCGTCGCCGTAACGCTGACGCTAAAACTTGCCATGCGTCACCTCACTGACGGAGGAAAAACAGTTTCCCCCAGTTACCGGCCGGTAAGATATTTCCGTACATCTGGCTACCGATATACAGCTCGCCGCCGCCGAGCGACACAATGTTGTTGGACAGCGTGATAAATCCACCGTAGGCGCCGCTGGCTTTTAGGTATACATTGGTCGCCGATTCCAGCTTGATACCGCCATAGAGGGTTTTGATGCCGACACCGTAGTCAACGTTCGTCTCCACAAGCGAAATTTCGCCCACTTTGGTATTGCTGTTTGCCAGGAGTTCCACCGTCTGGCCTCGTAACTTTTGCGCTGTGATAGAGGTCCCGTCGATGTACGTTGCGATCGCACTATTGACCTCGTTTGCGTTCAGGCCCGCGTTGTTGTCGACGTAGGTCTTCGTAGCATAATTCGAGCCGTCCTTGAGATCGCCGACGCGGATGCTGCCGGTCTGGATTTGGTCGGCTGTCAGCGTACCCTTGATATTCGCCGCATCGACGTACAGATTATCCGTCTTGATGCTGCTGCCGTTGATCTTGGTCGTGCCGCTCGCGTCCGTCACCGTCAGGCCGTCCAGCGTGGTTTTGACCTCAGTGTACTTGCCGTCGATGCCCTCGACCTTGAGCATGATCTCCTCGCTGGTCTTGGTGATCGTTGTTCGTGTCTCGGCAATCTTACGGTTGAATTCCTGTGTGATGTACCCCTCAGCCGGATATTCGTCTTCCATCTCCGCTTCTCCGGGGGAAGAAATGCCCGCATATCCGCGGCCATCATCAGAGAGTTTAGACAGCGGCGAATAAATGCCACCAACCGTCACGCCGTCGCCCAGCTCTGCCGCTGGATCGATGTTTGCTGCGCCTGCTTCGTACGCCTGATACTGGTAGCCTTTCATGGTTTGCAGTAAAGCATTTACCATTGGCTGCGTGGCGTGAGGGCAACTTGCAATGACCTCCATTCCGGTATCGTCGCCCGCCGTCAGGCTATTTTCGTCGTCCACAAGCAACGTCACACGGGAAATAGGCTTATACTTGCCATTGTCGGAAAAGCTTGTAATGTCGCCGCCGACGTAATATTTATCAGACAAGAATCCTCACCCCTCCAAACGTAATAGCGCTGCCCGCTTCTGTAATGAGATAGTTTGTCTCGGTAGGCATAGACAACAACGGAATAAGCAATAGTTTCCCTGCATCGGTAATAATCCAGTTCCCACCGTGCGCCGCAGCGATAAAGCATAGCTCGTTGCGGATGGTGTAATCATTTGCGGGATAGTCGATGGTATACGAGCTGTTGAGCACTGTGCGGCTGTCCAGTTCCACGCCCATCAACTGGCAAAAGATGTTTACAGCGTCAGGCATAGTCATCGGAAAGTTAAGCGACTGGTCTGGCTCCCACACAACGTCAGCCTTTCTCATAGCGTCGTATGCTTCAAGTTCCCAATAATCCCCATCGCAGGACCGGCGGTTGGTAAAAAACACGCCTTTGGGGATCCAGTCTGTCGCCTGACTTCCATTAACAAGCCTGAGATAACGCTTGATCGTCGCGGCTCGCGGTATGTTGTCCGCATACAGTGCCAGTTTTAATGTTGCGCAGCAGGCGTTTCCGATGCCGAATTCTTCAAACAACTGAGATTCGGCAGAGTGCGACACTTCCGCATCTTTGCCGTATTCCGTGCCCGCAACGTCGAATTTGTACTCTCGTTCTGTGCCGGGCTTGTGGAGCAGCTCGCGCCACAGCGCACTTGTTGTCTGCCCCATATCACACCTCGATCAAATTAAACGTCGCGCCGCCCCACACCTCATTGTCATCCGCCGCTTCCTCAAGCGTGCATTCCATCGACGAGCAGTAAAACGTGCTGGTTCTTACGCCATGCAAGTCGAGATATTGGACGGTGCAGGTGGTTTTATTCAGATCGTCATCGAGTTTTGCCAGCACGTCACGCTTGACGGAGCGCGTTGTATAGCTCAGCTTCCGTTTTGTGGTGATCTTGTCGCGCCGCATTTTGCCGTCTTTGGTACGGGTGGTCTTGTCGCTGTCAAGGTCGTTTCTGCTCCACCCGTACCCTTTTGTTGCGATTGCGGACGAATAATCCGTGCCGTTGATAATAAGGACTTCCACGTTATCCCTCCTTAGTACAGCAGCACGGGCTTACCCGCCGCGCGTGTCATGTTGTTGATGTTCTTCACGGTGCTGCGTGCGATTTCCTTACCGTCGAGCTGGATAACAACAGTGGTTGCACCGCCACCCGATTCCGCCATAGCCTGCTTAAATGCTTCGACCATCGTTGCAAGCGGCGTTTCAATGTTCGTTCCGCTCTTCTGGTCGCCCAGTACAGCAAGAAATTCTTTGTTCGGGGGGATAACCGCACCGGCCGCAAGCGGGATCGCCGCAGTGTTAATGGATGGCATAGCAGCGCGGAATCCGCCGCTCCTTGTAGAGCCAAACCCACCGCCGCGGGAAGAATTGGATGCTGCAATTGAATTCTGCGCCTCAATAAATTTCCCTTTAAACCAACTGACAGCGTTTGCGACCCATGATTTAACGGTTTCCCATGCAGACTTAATGCCAGTTAGAAATCCGTTTATGATCGTTTTGCCGACCTCTTTCCAGTGTGAAAGTGAAAGCTTATTTGCGACGGTAGAATTCCACCAGCTTGTAATATCTCCCCAGACTTCTTTAATTTTGCTCAAAATTGCATCCCAATTAAGAGCCGCAGCGGATACGAGAGAAGCTCCACCGGCAATCATCAGCCCAAAGGCCAACGGCCATGCGGCAGGGCAGAAAATTGCAAGAATAATACCGAGTGCAAGCAAACTTTTAGCTGCAAACAAAAGGATATCCGTTAACTTCTGTTTTACGTTGCTATTCATTTCATTCCAGTTGAGGGCAACTGCCGTCGCAAGAGACGCCGCACCGATGATGATGAGTGCAATGCCAAGCGGGATATTCGCGCCAGAGAAGCACAACGCAACACCGATTGCAAGCGCAAATGCACCAATCAAGACGAGCATGTTGGTAAGTGTTTCTTTTGTCTTGTCGTACATTGCATTCCAATTGATAGCAACCGCTGTCGCAATCATTGCCGCCCCCACCGCCATAAGCCCGATACCGAGCGGGATGTTTGCGCCGGAGAAGCAAAGAATTGCACCAATCACAAGTGCCGCAGTCCCTAAAATAAGCAAAACATTTGTTATTGCGGCTCTCAACTGGTCGCTCATCGAATTCCAGTTAAGGGCGATTAAGGAAACAAGACTAATTGCTCCTGCCGCCATAAGCGCAATACCGAGAGGAATGTTTGCACCAGAGAAGCAAAGAATTGCACCGAGAGCAAGCAATGCGCCGCTTAAATACGCTGTAATTTCATCAATTTTTGCTTTGTATGCGTCGCTCGTAAACTGATCAAACACGGGGGATAAACGGTCTGCGAGAGCGGATGCCGCGCCGCCTCCGCCGCCCTTATCGTTTGATAATTGATTGATCTCGTCAAAGCTTGCCAGCGAACTAACGGTGCTCTTCGCCGCAGAGCCGACACTTTCAATTGCATTGGCTTCCTCGTACATACTCTTTGCAGCCGCCGCCGATTTTTTTGTAGTTGTCCCGAAAATCATTGAAACAACATTTGCAATCGCGCTCACAACGTTTGTGAGGATTCTTACCAATGCCGTAAATGCCGGAATAATTACATTGAGCAAAGGCTGCACGAGAGTTAACAATGCGCCCTTTAATTGACCTATCGCCGCCGCTGCATCATCGTTAGCCTGAATGGTTTTCCAGAGATAATTTCTGAGGACAGATAGCGCTTTTGCAATCATCGTAAACACGAATGCGCGAAGGGCAAGTTTCTTAACTCTATTTGCGAATTTATCCATATATGCTTCTGCGCGTTTGGTTGCTACGGACATTGCGTTAGTATTAGTCCCAGCCGCAGAGATTTGCGCCGAAAGCTCACCGGCTTTTTCTTTCGCACGATCAAGACTCGCGTTGTTCGCATTTATGTACGAATCCGCCTTTTCGATTTTTGCATTTACGGAATTCCACTCTTTTTGAAGCCCATTTACATATTGTGATTGTTCTTTAACTGCGCCTGACGTATAAAACGAATCTCCGCGCTGCATCTGGTCAAGCTTTGCTTTTGCGGCATCGAGTTCTGCGCCAAGCTGCTTTGACTGTTCAAGCAACGGCATTCTTTCTTGCTGTTTTTTATAGATTTTATCGTTGAGCGAATCGATCTTATTTACAAGTTTGTTAAGTTCTTTCTGCGCTTGTTTATCGTCCGCGTCTACAGCAATAACAATGGAACCATCTGCGTTGGCCACATGACCACCTCCTATTATTGTTGACTAAATTCGTTTATCGATATATAGTAGCGGGGAAGGGAGGGATTTCAGTGAAAACACTGAAAAAAATACTTTTTTTCTTTTTGGGATGGTTTTGCAGCACAATTGTTCTTCTTCTGTCGGAAGATATTTTCCCAAAAGGGCCAGACGGGAAGGTTGGGACGTTCGGGGCTTTGGTCATCGTCTTTTTGCCTGTCATCATTGGGGTTCTTTTTGTTATTCGCGTTTATCCGAATATAGAAAAATCAAAATCTCAACAAGCGCCATCCGCCAATCGAATTACTAAACTAAAATTGCAGTTAGTTTCAGGGCTTGATCTGCCAAGCGGTTCTATTTGTTCCGCGTCACTTTCTAATGATTTAATTGAATTCTCTGCAATCGGACAAACGTTTTCGCTTCCAACAGATAAGCTTATCGACGTATCGGTGATGACCCCGCAAGAAATCCAAACGCAATATGTTTCCAGCGTTGGCGGAGCAGTTGCTGGAGCTATTTTTTTAGGGCCTCTGGGCGCAGCTCTCGGCGGGTCTGCTAAGAAAAAGACAATGAAAAACAAGAAACGATTTTTGGTAATCACTTACTTTTCCAGCGAAACAAAATACATCGTCTTTGACGTAACGGTTCGCCCGCAAGATGGTAAAACGGTTGAATCCCGATATAAGTCTTTGAAAAAGGCCGATAAAATCATGGTTGATCTGTAAGAATGCCAGCCCTCTATGGGCTGGTCTCTTTTTTCCCTAACCACATATCAATTGTTCTATTTTCTTCGACCGTTCGATGCTCTGGGAGGTCAATGATATCTCGATTCCTCCGGTAAAACTCTCTGTCGGATTTGTCGAGTGCTTTTCCTCTTGCTTGCAAATCCCTAATTCGGATCACCTGGGAGAATAAACAGTCCCCAATTTCCATATATGCGCTAAGAAATGTCCACCAATGGACGCCGCCGGTGTTGGCTTCTGGGTCGTATTCCATTGCTCGAATTTCATAACCAAGAATTCGGTTTACTGGCGATACGACAAGAGAAAAATCTTTTCCCCAATCAACAAGTTTGGGCTTCTTCTTGCCGTTGTCGGCATTCTGCCCGCCATTAGCAAACCAATAGAATTTCTCTATCGCTTCGTCATAATCAGGCAATGCGTCAAAATCCATGTAAAAACGATTGAGGACAACATAAGCGCGTTCTTCATCATCTAAGGCGTCATCATTCAGCGCATCAAAGATATCCAACATTACGCGATAATCGTAGCGGATATCAAACCATTCGCCTTTGATTTCAACCTTTTTGGGAAGCCCGTACTCCATGCTGCAATACCGCCTTTAATGGTTTTTATTTCGATCCAGATACTTTTTAATGCGCGGGTTGGTGAATTTCTGTTCTCTGGAAAACGACGTGTCGATCTCGTCCATAATGGCAAGCATAAGATTGCACCAAACAGGCACACCTTCCGCCATTGCGTATACATTCATGCCGCCAAACAAAGCGTCTGCGACGGGGGCATCAAACACGCTATCGATAATTTTGCGCATTTCCGCATCGCGCTCACGAGCAAAAGCAAAAATCTGCTTTTTATCCCCCATCTTCTCGATCTGGGCCTTATATCCTTCCTGCTTTTTGTCCAGCTCTTCAAACGCGAGATAAAGCCGCTCGACAAAGTTGCTATCGGTCGGGTTAAACGACACATCGCACTTCCCGTTGATGGTATATGTTACAAGGCCGTCTCCAAAATTCAGTTCCATACTTACCTCCGAAATGAGGGCTGACAAACGCCAGCCCTCTTTGATTTAGTCCTCTGTAAACGTAACAGTGCCGCCGGAAATGGCCGCAGTTCCCGTCTTGCGCGTGCCGCCAAGCGTCACGTCGATAGGCATACCGATAAAGCCGCCACCCTCGCCGCCGAGGGAAGAGGGCTTAACCATGCAGGACGAATAGCGCTCCGCAAATACTGCCGTATTCGCCGTGCCTGCATAAGCGTGGACAATCAGCACGTCCTGATTCGCCAGCGCCGCCGCGTTCTGCTCCTTGACCGCGAGATTCCAAATCTTGACGATGGCAGGATCCCCAGCGTCCAGATCGGACGGGTCAAAGGTCTGCGTGATGATGGGTTTCTTCATGGTCGTGCGCGTCGTGCCAAGAATATCCTTCGAGGAATCCTCCTGCCAGTCGTATTCCATGCTGGAATCCGTGACGCGCGTACCGAAGGGAGACCATGTGGGAGTTCCGGTTTCGCCCGTGTTAAGACACGCGATCAGAAGTTCACGGTCTACGGTCTGCCCCGCCGGAGTGTTAAATGTCGTATCAGCCATTTTTAATCACCTCGTAGTTCATTTTCATAAGGATTTGGTGATCCTCGTCGCCATTCTCATAAACGGCAAAAAGAGAGGATCGCGTTGTAGGCTCAATGCGAATAACGCGGCGGCCGTCGCCAATGTCAGGCGGCGTTTCGCTTGCCGCCCAATCGCCCAAGGCGTTAAGCAACTCGTCAGCTTTGAGCCGTTTGTCGTTGCTATTTCCCGGCTTCATGCGGTAGATAACCTTAAATTGGTATTCCGCCTGATATCCTCCGAGGATGTATTTCTGTACGATGTACGCCGCCTGAATTGTAGACAGCGCCATCGCCGGAGTATCGGCGGGAAGAAATTCGAACCGAATCAAATCAACCGGCTTATCGGGGAACGTGTTTAACCACGCAAGCAGCTTGCGGGAGACCTGATCTTCCTCCGCCGCCGAAACCGTCTTTTTAACCTGTTCCAAATTTCTTCACCGCCTTATCTGCTACGCGCACCCACTTATCAAGGTTTTGCGCCTTAGATGCTTCAAACCAATGTGCTTGTGCTTGCGGATGCATCGCCTTGTTGAATACTAAGTTTCGGTCTGTGACCACTTTCGTTCCGCCCTTCGGCGCGTATGTGCTGCCGGTGTTTGGGTCAACCATTACTTTTCCGTAATACAGAAAACGGGCATACGGACCGGGATAAACGATGACACTTCCGCCGGATGGTCCATAATCGCCAGCGGTATATCCCTCAATTCGCGTCCTGTTTGCCAAACTACCGGTTAACGCGGGAACAAACGGGTCTGTATCTGCCCGTATTTGTTGAGCAAGAATGTGTTCAGCCTTGCTGCAACCTTGCGCCAGCTTTTCCCTGAGCGCGTCCATGCCCTCGGTATGCACCGTGAATTTCAGCGCCATATCAGGCCCCTCCGCACTCGAAATGCTGCATATCGGTGCTACCGTAGTCCATTGCATCAACCTTCGTCACGTTGTAGCAATCGTCATGGCTCAGAACGACGGTCATGTTGTCCGACACGAATTCGCCCTTTACAAAGCACGTCATGCCACCGTTGCCCTTGTATGAGAGCGTCCATAGGTTAGACTTGTCCGCCGCTTTGAAAAACGATTGCGGGCCGATGTAGTTTTTCGGTTTACCTGTTACCCCGTCCACTGCTTCCACGGCGAACGGGATATACAGATTCACAGCGTCCGCGCCCTCAAGCCCGCTTTCGCGCACGTTCACGCCCTTCGACGCTTGAAGCATCACGCCGCGCAAGATGGTGATATATATCTTTTCAACCTCGTCAAGCGTTGCTGGGTCGATCTCCTGCACGATGTTGTAAATCGTTACAGTGTGGGGGAACATGGACATGGCCCATACCCCCTCGCTTTTAGAAGTCCATACGGTGCAAGATACATCACGACCGCTTCGCGCTTTCTACTCTCGATAAGCTGCACATCCGTCGCAGACACATTTTTACTGTCAAAGCTGCGCGTCCACGCGCCTACCGTTTCGCTCGATACGGCGCGCTCAGTGTCCGTCGAGACCGCATTGAGTTTGTTGCTGTCTTGAATGATCTCAGCCAAAGCACACACAGCGTTTTTGACCGCATCCGCCGCATCGCCAAACGCATTCTTGGCTCGGCCCATCGTAACGTAATCTACATAAGCGGATGCTTTTACTGCAAGAGCCGGAAAGATATCTTCGGTCAGAGACCCCCCCATGTAAACCGTTGCATAATAAATATAATCAGCGTACGCCATGCGCAGCCTCCTTTTCTGGGCCCTCCCCCCACCGTCACGGCAAACCGTTCAGGCAGGGGAGGAGGTAACAGTTTACTTGCTCGTGTCAGACGCGATAAACAGGCCGTTCGGGTTGGGAACAACCGGGATGAACAGGCCGCTTGCCTTCGTCCAAACCGCAACGGGGTCAGGCGTAGCCCACTGGGTAACGGTAATGTACTGGTTGGCGCTCTTTTCGTTGTACTGGCCGTAATCAGCCTCTTCGGGAGTGACGCCCCACAGGCCTGCGCCAAACGAAGTGGCGGTGCCGTTGGAGAGGAATGCGATCTTGTCATCGGGGAAGAAGCGCTTGGTGGTCTCTTTACCGCTCGAAGTCTGCGTCTTATAGCGCAGATCGTTCGTGGTAATAGTGCCAAAGCCGAACATGGACATAAACAGCGCACTGATGCGGTCGGTCGGAACATACGTACCGACGCCAACGCTGCCGTAGATCATCGTCTGGATGCCCTTGTTGGACGACAGCTTGCGCAGGATCTTGTTGGAAAGCACAACCTCGGTAAGAGTGTTGCCGCTGTCCGCTGCATCATCGACGATCGCGCGAAGCTGACCGATGATATCCGCATCAGTGCTCAGATCGAGCTTGTAGCCGATATTGCTGTCGGGAACGCCGTAGTTGACCGTCATGTTAAGGTTGTTTTCCTTAATGGTCATCTTGCCGGTGGCGAGGACTTCCATCTTAGCGACCTCGGTGCGAACCTTGACCGCATCGGCCATCAGACGCATATCGTCAAAGACATAGCGCACAACGGCGTCATCGGCGTACACGCCGTTTTCGGTCAGCAGGCGGACGCGCTCGGTCTGGTTGATCTTGCGCTTGATGAGCAGCTTTTCAACTTCGGTCTTGTCGAACACAGGGCGAGAGCCAATCTCAGCCTCAGTATCGAAAGCGTGGACAGTTGCCATCACAGGGATGGTCGCGCCCGCAGCAAGGCGGAGATACTCAGCCTTGATGTTCTCGGTCTTCTGGTCGGGGAAAATGCGGTCGCCGATGTAGGCAGGACGCGCAACAGAAAGGTTCTGCGAAAATTCCAGACGCTCAGCGTCAGAAATAAGATTCAGAATATCAGCCATAGATTTTTACCTCCTTACTTAGCCGTTTGCAGTCCAGACGGGATACAGGGTCACGTCACCGGTCATTTCGACCTCAGAGACCGCCGCGCCGCCCTTGCTGGTGCTCCAACCGGTCTGGGTGTTGTTGCTCTTGGTCAGCGGATAGCTGGTGGACACCTTTGCAACAGAGCCATCAAAATAGCTGTTGGAATCCACAGGGACATCGCCGGTGCCGTCGTTCTTGTCGTAAGTTACGGTATAACCGCGAGTAACGGCGGGAGCGTCAACAAAGATAATGCCCTTCCCGGTAAGCGCGGTCTTTGCTGCCGAAGCAATATTCAGGCCATCAGCAAGAACGCGCCCAGCCACGAGGACAGAACCGGGCATATTGCCATTGGTCACGTCGACCGCTTCAAAAATGATGCCCTCTGCCTTACCGTCATTGGACGGAAAAACAGTGCCGGGGGCAACCGTCTTATAGATGCCATCCTGCACGCCAAGCGTCGCAGGGATCTCATGGGTCTTCAGCACAAGGCCGACTTCGCTTTCAAGGAAGTTCGGACGCGCTGCGCCGGAAATGTTAGTCACAAAAGACATACGTTAAATTCACTCCTTCGTTGTAGTCTGCGCATACTGCGCATTAAACTGTTTTGCAAACATTGCGCCTTTGCCTTCGCTTGCAGGCGCGCCGCCGGTACCGACGGGCTTTGCAAAGCTCGGCGTGGGCTTGCTGGCCCGAAACGCGGACGGATCAGCTTCAGTCTGCGCCTTATGCCATTCATCAAAGCCATCAAGCACACCGTCTTTAAGCTCGAGGTGCTTTTCTTTGAGGTCGGCAAAATAGGCCTTTTCCGCAGCTTTTGAGGAAAACTTGATGCCCTTATCTGCAACAGCTTTTTTCATTGCATCGGCATAATCCCGGTCGGAAATCTGCGCTTTATAGTCGACAGTATCCTTGTCGTACTTTTCCTGCAATTCTGAAAGCTGCTTCTTGAGGGTCTCCACCGTTTCGCCGGTTCCTTTTTCCTCGTACTTCTTGTTTTTTTCTACTTCCGCGTCCAGTTTGGCTTGGACAGTTGAAAGCGCCTTTGTGATTCGCCTGTCAAACTCCGCCTTATAGATGGGGTCAGCCAGTATTTCATCAAAAGTCATGATTTCGTCTGCCATTTTTATTCTCCTTTTATTTCCACAGCGTCATTCCCCGCTGCGTATTACAAAAAAGAGCCAAACAACACGCTTTCGCGTAATGTTTGGCTCAAATTGCCACTTCTTTTGCCTCGATTGGCAAACGGATATATTTAATTACAGTCGCTTTCTGTTTTTAATGCTTCCCTTTTTTGCCGCGTCGTATTGTTCTTCTGTCCATCCGTACGCCTTACAAAACAAGGGCTTCCCCTTTTCCATCGCAGCATTGTAGTCTTTAACAGAATAGGACTTTGCGCTAACAAGTTTAATGGACGCGGGATCAAGCAGCGGCTCTCCATCGCTACCCACTCCGGAAACCTTACCGGTTACTCGATATTGATACTTGAACGGGTACTTAGGGCTTTCCCAAACGGATACACCATCTTCTTTTTCCCCCGTCATGTGGTTGGTGGACACGCGCATAGTCCCATTCTTGAGATATTCAATCTCTTTAGGGTTATCGGTTCCTCGGTAAAACTGCCCGTCCTTTTGATAGCCAGCAAGTCTAAGTGTCTCCGCTTCAATAATGCCGCTTATCTTGTAATATGTATCATTATTAAAATCGTGGTCTCTTAAGACAATTCGGCCATCAGATAAAATTGCGTTTACATTTTCGTCGCCGACATATTTCCCATTTAGAAATCCAGATACTTTAGGCGCTTTGTACACTTCAAATTCTCCACTTTCATTTTTTGGGATTTGAAGCGTTTCACCGGTTTTTTCGCCAGTAAGTTTGTACTGGTCATCTTTTAATGCCTCGTAGCTTGTTCCGGTCGCCTTCCCCCAAACTCTGCGTTCGACCCCGTATTCGGCACTTGCTTCGGTATCGACGGTCTGCTTTTTGGAGGCCGCCGTTGATTTCTTTTTGAGATCTCCAAATTTCCCGCTCTCGCGCATTGCATCCGTCAGACTTTGTCCGTCTTTAATAAACACGCGGCGACCGCCAATCGTGCGCCAAACTCCACCTTCGTCTGCCATACCAAGCCAACGCTCCTTGTCGAAAAATAAAAAAGAGCCAACCGACTACAAACATAGTCAGTTGGCTCTTCGTGCCACTTCCACGTGCTCGATTGCACTATGGGTGCTTATTTATTTGCGATTATTTTACCACATCACCGTGCGAAAGGGAAGAAGAATATTACTTTTTTAGCTCTTTTGCTTCGATAATTTGCGCTTTTATGCTTCCGTCTTTCATTTGCTTTAGCTGCACGCGCGCCCCAGATTCAAGCGCCCGTTCAATGGCAAATTTGAGTTTTTCATCGATCATATAGCACTTTCGTCCTTTCCCATTGCAGCGGCAATTTGGCCGCTTCGCTGAAAGCATTATATTTAGAGTTTAGCCGCGTCAGCTTTATTTTTGCGGCGCGATACTCGTCCGTCTGCTCACTTGCTTTATACGCCGTTACAAACCTCTTCTGCTTGATGATTTGGCGCTCTACACGCCGCTGCATCTGCGTTGCCTCGTATGCGGTATAAGTCTTCCCATCAAAGGTACAGCCAAGCCCATCGTCGATATGTTCAAGCTGCTCATCTGTATATGTGCGTTCGCTTACGCCCTCAACCCAAACGTTACGGCGGTGGCGGCAGTTAGCCCCCTCAAGTCCATCAACGGCCCCAAGCCCGCACACATCGTAAATGCTGGGGTAAATGTCATTGCTACGAGTGGAATATACGAGGCCTTGCCATGCTTTGTGAGATGACCACGGTGATTTGCCCGGAATATCGCGTGCGCCCGCATGGGCAGAAACCTCAAAATATGGCGTCTCAAGATATTCTGCCGATTGCTCCGTATATTTAGCGCAAATTTGATTTACGCCAGTCATCACTGCTCTGCGCGCCGCCACATCAATTTGATCTCGATGCCCGCTCTCATAGTCAACTACCTTCAATCCGCTGTCTGCAAGCTGCTTTACTGCCGTTTTGATAGCCTGATTGTAGCTGATCGCGCCGCTCTGAATCTGCATTTCTGCATTATCCAAAGCCCACTGATAAGCACGAGCAGGCTTTAACATCGTGTTGCCTACAAGGAAACCCATAGAAGCCGTTAAATTGCGGAATGTATCATGGGCCTGCCGCTTAATTGCATCCACTGTAGCCGCGTCTACAAGCGTTTTTGGCTGCGTTACATGTGCAAGGTCGATGACTTCGGTGTAATACTTCTGATTGCGCTCTACAACGTCATTAAGCAAACTATTTAGCTTTTGTTTGCTAATCCCTGCTGTTTTGCTAATCGCTTCTTCAATGCTTTTAAGGTCAATGCCGTGCATTCTCAGCGCTTGAATATCCTGCACCGTAACTTCATTGAGCTGATCTGCGAAGCCCAATCGGCTGCATATCTCGTCAAGCAGCGTGATTTCAAGCGCCCGGAACAGTTCTGCAAGTTCTTCCGGCAGCGCGTCAAGGACTTCCGGATGAAACGGATATTTCATTTGCTTCCCTCCGTTTCACAATATCGTCGTAATGTGGCTTTACCCGTATCACGTTCCAGTCGCATTCTTCCGGCACTCTGCCGTAAAAGATCACCAATTCCGGCGACAGCCGTTTCATCATTTCTTCGTATCCGCGCAGAAACAGGCGTTTGCTTTCCTTGTTTTGCTGTGTGCCTACCGAGGAAACCGCCACAACGCCGCCCTCCGGCTCGCCGTCAAAGCACCAATCATAGCTGCTTTCGTCGCTCCATGAGATAGTCGGATACACCGTGACCCCGTGTAGCTGCCAATATGCCGCCAGCCAGTGCTTGCGATAATGGTTATAGATCTGCATTGCAAGCGGCATATCTGTGTATGTGGAAAAATCCGGCGCGCATACCGCCGCAAACTGCGACAGTTTCGGAATGTACTTGACCGGCGTGTTCCAGTGCCTTACAAATTGATAATCGTCAATAAAGAAATGCACGATTTTATCTTCTGGGTTCTTTGCCGAAAGAAGATAGTTCCCCGGAACAAATTCCCCTTGTGGATACGCTTTGACCGGTTCGATCTGCGGAATATCGTACTTGCCCACGCCGGGGAATGTGAACTTGTCGAGATTTTCAAAGTTAATCATACCGGACGCCATGTACCGCTGCGCTTGTTAGCTCTGCGGTATTTCTTGCCGTTTACCGTAACTTCCAACGCGCCGGACTTTTGCGCTGTTACAAAGGCATTGGAAAACGCCTTGTTTTCTGCTGCTTTGCGGTTTTTACTGGACTGGTCACGCAATTTCCGCATGTAGCTATCCATTTCACCGCGCGCTCTTGCCGCTCTGTCTGCTGCGCTTCCTGTTTTCTGCGCCGTTGTCAGGCGCGCAGGCCCGCTTGCATAAGGATTGACTGCTCCTGCCGCCGTTTTGAGCGCCGTTGTTGCGAGAGTTGCCATCTGCCTTACTGCGTTCTTCTTTTCAGCGTCCGACAGCTCAAGCCCATTGATTTCAGCAGCGTTGCGCTCAAATGTGCGTCTGATAATATCGCCCATATCAGTGACAGACGCGGCGTTTGCTCGGTTAATATCCTGCTGTGACAAAAACCGAGCAAGGCTCATACCGCGCCCACGCCCAGATTCTCCGGCTCCAATGCCTCCACCAGCTCCACCTCTGCCGCCCATTACTCTACCTCCTGTTGCTGTTCAGTTACCATGTCCTGCGCCGTTGGTAGCGCAGCTTTCGCAGTATCTTCATCTTCGTTAAAGTATTTCGCTCGAAGTTCCCACGGGTTCATCACTCCGGCGCTTGTGAGTTGCAAATCTCGGGAAAATTCCTTGTCTTTGGTCTCCTGATCGTCAAGGATGCTGTCACCCCAATCGTAAGTGGCCTCATAATCTCCAGCAGGTGCCAACCCGTACAACGAAGCATACACGTCCATTGCGTAAATCAGGGAATCGAATGTATGTGCAAGCGCCGCCTGGATACTGCTAACCAGCACATACTTACGCTGCTTGCTGCTTCGAATCTCAGTCGCGGTTTTTTCAATCGTTTGCGGGTCGGAAATATCTCCATAAGAAAGGCCAATATTAAATTCAACACGCCGAAGAGTATTCTGAAACCCGCGATAAATCGCATCATCCCTAATCTGCGGCTCGATGTGCTGGAAAAAATCTCCATTCGGAGAGAACGGGCCGATTTCAAACAGGCGCTTGTTGAACATATCCGCCGTGCTGGATGTTCCGTCCATCAACACCTTACGCTCGCTCGACTTATATTCCCAGCGCAGACGCTCCCACTGCTCATCCGCTTGCTTGATAAGCTCGACCGTCGCCGCATCGCCATAAATGGACATACCGCACATGCTGTTACTATCTGCAGTGTTGGCAATAGGCGGCTTAAAATAAGCAAACAATGGTCCGTCTACATTCTCGATGGCCACTTCCGGTTCAATATCCGCCCACTCCGGAATAGTTGTGAGTTGCGCGTCAGCGCCAACGGATCCAGCGGAATCACTGTAATATGCCTTGTTTTTGATGGTATAGGTCGTACCGTTTAACTCGTGTGATTCGAGCCTTACATAGTACGTTCCGTTTACTTTAACCGGCTTATCCTTAAAAACGCCGCCAATGCAGCGACCGGACGGGTCAAACTTTGTCGGCTGAAAGCCCGCAGCGCCGGTAACATCCACAAGCATATTGTCACCGTAAATATACGGCTTCAACGCCACACCACCAAGCGCAAGGCCGAGTTCTAATGCCCGATTAAAGTTTTCTTTTGCTGTCTGAAAATTTTCGTTCAGGTAATCTGCGCGCTTGCTGCCGGTGATGTTTGCTGTAAATTCAACCAGCGTCGGCCTTGCCACTTCTCGGCAAATCGCAGCGGGCAGGCCTACCGCTTTCACATCACAGTTTTGCCACGGTGGGGTATTGACCATCATCGCATACCACAAACCGATATGCTGTTCCATCGTAAGGCTTACGGCGGGAGATGCGCCAAATTCTCGCTCGGCGACCGCCTGCGGAAAGAAAAATCGTTTTACTGTATTTACAATGCCATTCACTAAGCCCATATTTTTATCTCCTCAACTTTACGGAGCTGCTTGCATACATAGGATTTTCAACTGCAATTTCTCGGCGCAGAACCGTCATAACAAAATACCTAACAGCGTCGAGGACGTGATCATTCTCTTTAATGACTTTATCTTCTGCCGCGTCCTTATCCCAGCTATAAAGCCCAAACTCATCAAAAGCGTGCGTGCAGCTTTCATGAAATTTGATTCGCCCCGATTTGATACACGCAGCCGTTAAACGGATCCCATCAAGAACATCGTTATTTGCTTTCCAAACAGCAAACTTCCCATGTCTACGGATGCACTCCGAAAATGACGCGGCGCTGGGGTCAATGACGATTCGCTCAACATTATATCCGTCTGCAAACCGTTCCAAATCTTGATAATATTCCTCGTCTGTCTTCTGCCGATTGGTGGCTCGCCCGCTGTGATAGTATTCTTTCTCCATTACAGCGCGGCCTTTATCCATGCGCCACAAACAAAAGACGGTAGGATTTTGCGTGCCGTAGTCGCAGGAAATATAATACTTTCCCGCGCCGCCCGTTTCGTTCGTGACGTTTACTTCTTTGGCGAACATCGGATATACCAGCCCCTCGGCCACTACCCACAGGCCGCGAATGTATCGGTCGTAGAACACGCCGGAAAACATTGCCTGATAGCGTTCCAGCGTCTTTTGAGACAAGCCGGGGTTGTCCGTCATTTCAAAATGCAGATACAGCGCGTTCCGCTCCTTGTTCCGCTGTATCCACTCTGTATAAAACCAGTGCTGCGGACTTCCCGGGTTGCAGGAAAACCACAGCTTTGCCCCGTCTACCGAACAGCGAGTCAATGCCTGTTCCACAAACGAGCGCGGCATCAGCACTACTTCGTCCAGCAGCACCCCCGCCAGCGTGCGGCCTTGTATCAGCGTATAGCTGGCCTCGTCCTTGCCGCCGAACACTTCAAAGTAATTTGTCACGGCCCCGCGCCGCACTTCCATCACCTTGTCACCGCGCCGCCAACGAATGATATAGCGCTCCTTCGCAAGGCTCATCGCTGTAAACGGCACGATGATGTTCTTGGTGCAGCTATCCACCGTGCGGCCACACACACCAAATCGTTGACCGCTAAAATTCTCCATTGCCCATCGGACAAACGCCCACATCATGATGGAGGTCTTGCCGGAACGCACGGCACCGTCGCAGATCAGCGCGTCATACTTGGAATAGGGGAAAGCGAGGATTTTTGCTTGCTTTGGGCTAATCATGTGGCATAAATACAACTACCATAGACGGAAATGGAGCAGAATTTTTACTTCCGCCGAATTTTAATCGTCCTCTAATAAACCGAATTTCCACATTGTTTCTTTTGTATATGTAATCGTGGAACCATTTTGTATCTGTTCTGGCAGGAAGTAGCATTACGACGGTAGCCCCGCTAACGGATGCAAATAACGCTCGCCTCACCCATTGCCCGATGCCGCGCCCATATGGAGGATTGCACCACACGGTTCCTTTCCACGGATGTTCCAGTCCGTCTTGTTCCTCCGTATAGAACTTGTCGCATTTTGCATTTTCTGGAGTTGCACACACATCAAGTGTAAATTGAAATTCATTATTCAGTTTATCAAACAAATCTTGTGGCGTTTCCCATAAGTCTGTTTTACTAGAAAACATTAATTCTGTATTCATGTGTCACTCTCAAGCTCCTTTGCCATTTCCTTTAGGCTCTGACTGAGCGCGTCTTCCCTCACCGTGTCGGCATGACTGCCGCCGATCATCGCCCACTTATCGATCAGCGTTCCCATCGCCGTTGTGATCTGGCTGAGATTTGCCGCCGCCAGCTTCTCCGGGTCGTTGAGCATTTCAAGCCCCTTGCCGATGAACGAGCACACAAGGTCTTTGTGGTCGTTCATGTACTCCATCACATCGGCGGTGTTCTCTTCCTTTTTTTGCTCACACTTTTCCACAATGTCGGCATTCGCCCGAACGAGGTTCTTAACGGTCGTTGCGGACACGCCGTTGATTTTCGCTGTGGCGCAATAGTTGTTCGTCTGCACATAGTCCGCCAGTATTTTCTTTTTCTGTCGGTCTGTCAGACGCGCAGCCATGTCATCACCTCGTCGCTCTCGCGCGCAAAATGTCGCTCTCTCTCTTTTCTTTTGGGAGATTATAGGGGGTAAGATAATACGGGGGTTGCAAGGGGGAGAAGAAGAAAGGGGGAACAAGGGGGTTTTTCTTTTCTCTCTCTGAGCTATGCGATGTAAACATTTTGCTTGCAACTGCTTACATTTGCTTTGCTTCTGCTTGCATTCCTTGCGTTAATTGCTGTCGTGCTGCGGTCTAATTTCATCCGCCCGTCACAGTCTATTACCGCTTTGATACGCCGATAAGCGTTGTCAAATTATTTTTGCTACCAGCCCCCACCCCTTGGCCTTACATAGCAGACTTTACCCGCCCCGAGGGCATACACTTGCGCTGAATCGCTCTTCCAACCAAGCCACAATGCATCGCCGCACTTTCAGGCGGGCGCTTTGCCCATTGCCAAAGGCAGCGGCTCTCCTCTTTTGGTACGGCGAGACGGTATTGAGCCGCCACACGTCCGCAATGTTGCCTATAGCCATTGCTTCCGCTTCTGCTTCTGCACGCCGCATATGTCCCCGCTGGGCCACATCGTTGAGAGGTGCGCGGGGTCCTGTGCCGCATGAGAGGTGCGACCTCTCGGCCCTGATCGTGGGCTGCATCGCGCGTGCGGCATGATGCGGGAGCGGCGTGAAAAAGATGAAAAAGCACCGCCCCCGCTATGGCGCAGGAGGTAAACGCCATAAATGAGAGAACCGCAAAGGCTTTTGCACCTCTGCGATTCTATTATCTCATAAGCAAATGGCTTTTTAAGGCCAACTTTTAATCATCGAGCAGCCCGTAGTTCCGTGCGACGCACTTAATGAAATCCGTATGCCATCGTCTCGCCGTCCGGTCGGAACAGTTGACCGCCATTGCCGCCCCTTCGAGCGTGTGGGTTTTGTCCCAGAACACGAGGCGAATAAATTTCAAGCGCTCTTCGCCGTCTTGCATTGACCTTGTTTCGCTCACCGCTTTTCGCACAGCGTTGTTTTCTAACAAAGCCACTCCATGCAACTCCTGCTCTCGATCTGGGTCGTAGCGACGGATAATGGCTTTTACATAGCCCCACCAACTATACCGAGGTTTACTCATGGCGTACCATCTTTCTCTTCACCCACGCCCACAGGTTTCGCCACGGGTGAGCTTCTGCGTAATTGGCGCGCTGCTCGGCGTTGTATCGCCTGTTACGCATTACATTAAGGACCTCTTGCTTAAAAGCGCACTCATCGTTCGCCCGCCCAAGCGCCGCCTCGGTGTCAGCGAGCTTATTTCGCAGCGCATCTGCGTCCGCTTTCAGGCTCGCGATTACGTTCTCGCGGGTGATGGCCTCGCCGTTCATCTGGTCGATCTGCTCAGTCAGTGCTACGTTCTTTCGCTGCATCGCCGCCTTTAGGTTCGCATACTCGGCAAGCAGATCGTTCTTCTCGTCAATGTAGTTTTTCAGCTTGACGATCTCTGCTTCCAGCGCCGCAGTCTTCTCCTGCGCTTCCTCCACCATCTTCGCCATCTGGTCTTTGGTGTACTTCTTGATGTTAATGCTCATGATTTGGCTCCTTTCATTCGTAGCTGTTCCTCGCGCCCTCTATCGCTCACGATGCTCACGACCTTGCAGTCGCCGTAGCGCTCAATATCCATGGCGATGCGCTCCTTTATGCCCTGCGCGTCAGCGGCGGGGACGTTGGCTTTAATCGTAATCGTCAGCATCATCGACCACCTTTATGCATGCGGCTTCCAGCAAGTCTTCAAGGGCACTGTCGCTGCTATCGCCGATATAATTCCCACAGTTATCGTAATACTGATACGCAGTGTACGGCCTCGCCTCGATTCCTGTGTATTCTTCCATCAGGCGGTAGAATTCTCTACTGCCTAAGATTGCCGCTTCTTCAAGTTCTCGTTTTTGGCTCTTAGTAATATGTTCGCCCACGCGTCATCCCTCCTTCGGCTCGCCGTAGCTGCAAAA